GCTGGAGATGATTCATTATCTGAAGAATTTAAACAAAAGGCTGCTACTGTATTTGAAGCTGCGATTAAATCTAAAGTAAAAGAAATCGCTGAAGAAATAGAAGCAGACTACAACAAAAAATTCGAAGAAGAAACCTCAAAAGCTAAAGATGAGTTAGTAGAAAAAGTTGACTCTTATCTATCATACGTGGTAGAGGAGTGGATGAAAGAAAACGAACTTGCTTTAGAAAGAGGAATCAAAGGCGAAATCGCTGAGGACTTTATTAGTGGTCTTAAAAAATTATTTGAAGACCATTACATTGATGTTCCAGACGAAAAATATAATGTGTTAGAAGATCAAGCTTCAAAAATTGAGGAGTTAAATAAAAAACTTAACGAATCAATCGAAAAGAATATTGAACTATCTAAAGAGAACGGTAAGTATGTAAGACAATCCATCATTGATGAGGCGTCTAAAGAACTTGCTGAAACTCAAAAAGAAAAGTTTAATAAACTTGCTGAAGAAGTTGACTATAAAAACGAAGAAGACTTTAGAACAAAAGTATCTACTATAAAAGAAAGTTACTTTGGTAAGAAAGACTCTTCTGGTGAGATAGATGATGTGGCGGCAGACTCAAATACTCTAAATGAGGATTTAAGTAATGCAATGGCTGCTTATAGTGCCGCTATAAGTAAAACAAAAGACATTAAGTTGTCAAAGTAATAAAGGGAGATAAAAACAAATGTATTTATCAGAACAATACGAAAAAAAATGGCAGCCTGTCCTAGAACATCCTGAACTTCCAAAGATCGGGGATTCTTACAGACGTGCCGTTACAGCTACTATCTTGGAAAACCAAGAAAGAGCTATGAAAGAGGACGCTGCTTTCTTAAACGAAGCTGCTCCTACAAATGCGACAGGTAGTGCTATCGCTAATTGGGATCCAATTTTGATCTCTTTAGTAAGAAGAGCAATGCCTAACCTTATTGCATACGATATCGCTGGTGTACAACCAATGACTGGTCCAACTGGACTTATCTTTGCAATGAGAAGTAGATACACTTCACAAACTGGTTCAGAAGCTATGTTTGACGAAGCTGATACAGACTTTTCAAGCAGAAACGCTGCTGGAGACTCAACATCAGGAAGTGGAGTAACAGAACAAAGAGGATCTAATCCTGCTGTTCTTAACGACTCTCCATCTGCTGGTGAATTTACTAGAGGTCAAGGAATGACTACTGCTTACGCAGAAGCATTAGGTGACGCTTCTGGTAACCAATTTGCGGAAATGGCTTTCTCAATTGAGAAATCAACTGTTACTGCAAAAAGTAGAGCTCTTAAAGCAGAATACACTATGGAACTTGCTCAAGACTTAAAAGCAATCCACGGTTTAGACGCAGAAACAGAATTAGCAAATATTCTATCTGCTGAAATTCTTGCTGAAATCAATAGAGAAGTTGTAAGAACAATTTACATCAATGCAGAAAAAGGTGCTCAAGCTAATACAACAACAGCTGGTATCTTTGATTTAGACACAGACTCAAACGGAAGATGGTCAGTTGAGAGATTCAAAGGATTAATGTTCCAATTAGAGAGAGATGCTAATAGAATTGCACAAAGAACACGAAGAGGAAAAGGTAATATGATTATCTGTTCTTCAGATGTTGCAAGTGCGCTTCAAATGGCTGGTGTTTTAGATTACACTCCTGCATTAAACAACAATCTTAACGTAGATGACACAGGTAATACTTTTGCTGGTGTTCTAAACGGAAGATACAAAGTGTACATTGATCCATACTCAGCAAACTCAGCTGCGAAACAATACTACGTAGTTGGTTACAAAGGTACTTCACCTTATGACGCTGGTATATTCTACTGCCCTTACGTACCATTACAAATGGTTAGAGCAGTTGGACAAGACACTTTCCAACCAAAAATCGGTTTCAAAACTAGATATGGTCTAGTTGCAAACCCATTTGCTGAAACAGGTGCTATCTCTGGTTCTGCGTCTGCGATTAATAACGCTGGTAACGCAAACTCAAACAGATACTACCAAAGAGTGCAAGTTACAAACATAATGTAATTTGGTTGATTGTTGTTTGACAATCTTAAAAGGGCGGCTCTAAACAAGTCGCCCTTTTTTTATGTACTAAATAAAGATATGAAAAAAGTTTTAATTCAATACCTATACATATTCATTATAGTTTTATTAATGTTAATTCTATTTACTTGGGCAAACGCTTGTGAACAAGAACAAGTTAAACCAGTAGATAATAAAACAATACCTGTGTGTGAAGAATTACAAGAATCTACTGATGAAAAACCTTGTAAAAAACCAGAAAATATAAACACAGTTATTAAAGCAATAGAGAAACTAGGCGAGTCAGGAACACTTCCTAAATAGTATATAAATAATAGTATGACTACTACAAATAGTTACAATAGACAGCCTACTAAACTGGATTATGCAGATCCTACTAAGTTTAAGTTTAATGTACTTAAATTACCTAAAGTAGAATACTTTTGTACTTCGGTTAATCTTCCAGGAATTAGTATAACAGATAACTATACACAACCTACACCTTTTAGAGATATACCTATGCCTGGTGAAAAGTTAACATATGACAAATTATCTCTTACGTTTTTAGTAGATGAAAACTTAGAAAACTACCAAGAGATACACGGATGGTTAAGAGGATTAGGATTTCCAGGAGGATACCAAGAGTTTAAAAATTTATTAGATTCTGGTACAGATAGATTTCCTACATCAAAAAATAGTGTGTTAGGTGACGCAGGAAGATCAAAGTTTGCTGCCCCTAGTACAGGTGGTCTATTTTCAGACGCAACACTAACAATATTAACAAGTAAAAACAATGCTGTAGTTGAAGTTAGATTTAGAGATATATTTCCTCTATCTCTATCAGGACTACAATACTCACAACAAGCAACTGATACAGATTACTTAACAGCAACTGTAACATTTGATTATAAACTATACGACTTTGCAAATACAAACGCAAGTAGAACAAGCATAACAACATCTTAAAAACTTGATTTTTTGAGTGTTTTATGATATAATGGATATATTATGGATTTAGAACAAATACAAGAACTAGCAGAAAAAGACCTAAAGATTAATGATACTGAATTAGATTTAGAGTCTTTGAAAACTCCTCAGTTACATAACAAGTATATGAAACACTTAACAAAGTTTAAGTTGTTATTAACACGTGCTGAAGATGATTTAAGAACAATACGATTATTTAAATGGGAATATTATACAGGTAAATCAGACCCACAAGTATATCAACAAAAACCTTTTAATCTAAAAATTTTAAAACAAGACGTTGACAAGTATATTGAAGCAGACGAAGAAATACAAAAAGCAACTCAAAAAGTTAAATACTTAGAAACAGTTGTTGATTTTTTAGATAGAACTATTAGACAAATTTCTAATAGAACTTTTACTATAAAGAACGCTATAGACTGGAGAAAGTTTACTAGTGGAGCTATTTAATGAAATTGCAACAACACAAATTATTTCCTACAAATATATTTTTAATAGATGATGTTATTGATAATAATAATTTAACATTAATTAAAAAAGATATATTAAATAATTACAATGTTGAAAAGTCTAATTGGCAAAGTCAATCAAATTTACATACAATCAAAACATATAACGTATTAACAAACAGTATTATTCAATATACAAAACAAGTATTTGATAATTTAAAATATGAATATGAAAAATTTGTTATTACTGATATGTGGTCTAATGTTTTAAAACCAAAAGAAATGCACAGACCTCACACACACTCTAATAATATATTAAGTGGTGTTTTTTATGTTGAATCAAAAAAATCTTCAGGTATTGTATTTTACGATCCTAGACCTCAAGCTGTCGTTTTAAATCCTAAAAAAACACAAGATAATTTAGATAACGCAACTGTTTTAAGTTATGATTCATTGACAAATAGAATGATATTTTTTCCGTCTTGGTTACAACATTATGTTCCTACAAATCAGACAAATGAAAATAGAATAAGTATAGCCTTTAATATAATGTTAAAAGGTAAAGTTGGTGATTCTAAAGACTTACAATCATCTATTTTCTAATGACTACAACCAGATACCTAATCATAGATAAGAAAAACGAAGTCTATTTAAAAATAGAAGCTGACGCTGATATTAGACGTGAACTAGGAGAATACTTTACGTTTGAAGTACCTGGTTTTAAGTTTATGCCTCAATATCGTAGTAGAGTTTGGGACGGTAAAATTAGATTATTCAGTTATGCAACAGGTCAAATCTATGCAGGACTTTATCCTTACATTATAGATTGGTGTAAGAAAAATGATGTACAAGTTGTAGATGGTACTAAAATAAAAGATGTATCAGTAAAAGAAGATGATATAGATAAGTTTTTAAAAGCACTTAAAATTCCTAAAATAGAAATAAGAGATTATCAAAGAGAAGCATTTGTACACTCTATTAAAAAGAGTAGATGTTTATTATTATCTCCTACTGCCTCTGGTAAATCTTTAATTATATACTTAATGTTAATCTTTAATTTATTGAGATTAAAAGAAAGTAAACAAGATAAGATACTTATTATTGTACCAACAACATCTTTAGTAGAACAATTATTTAAAGACTTTAAAGATTACGGTTATAATAGTGATCGTAACGTACATAGAATATATCAAGGACACGATAAAGAAACAAACAAAAGAGTTATTATATCTACTTGGCAATCAATCTATAATTTACCTAAAAAATGGTTTCAACAATTTGGTATGGTGATCGGTGATGAAGCACATTTATTTAAAGCAGTATCTTTAAGTAAGATTATGAATAAATTAGAAAAATGTAAATATAGAGTTGGTTTAACTGGTACTTTAGACGGAACTAAAACACATAAGTTAGTATTAGAGGGTTTATTTGGTACTGTAAATAAAGTTGTATCAACAAGTGAATTACAAGAAAAGAAACAACTGGCCGATTTAAAAATATTCTGTTTAATATTACAACACGATAAAACTGCTCGTCATTTTTTAAAAGATAAAACATACCAAGAAGAAATGGATTATCTCGTTTCTAATGAAAAACGGAATAAATATATACGCAATCTATGTTTGTCTTTACAAGGCAATACATTATGTCTGTTTCAGTACGTTGAAAAACACGGAATGCTACTTAAGCAATTAATCGAGGAGAAAGCTGATGAGAAAAAAGTTTTCTTTGTTTATGGAGGTGTTGAAGCAGAAGAGCGAGAAAAGATTCGTTTCATTACAGAAAAGTCGGAAGGGGCTATTATTATTGCTAGTTACGGCACTTTTTCTACTGGTATTAACATTCGTAACTTACACAATATTGTTTTTGCTAGTCCTTCAAAGTCTAGGATTAGGAATCTCCAAAGTATTGGGCGTGGTCTTCGGTTAAAAGATAATAATTCTAGTGCTACGTTATATGATATTTCAGATGATTTAACGTATAATGAAAAAGAAAATTACACTTTAGCACACTTTAGAGAAAGAATAAATATCTATAATGAAGAAGATTTTAATTATGAAATTCACAACGTAGAGTTAAAGTAATATGCACCATACTACAGAAAATATTAAAATAGTAAAGTTAATTAACGGTGAGGATGTTGTTTGTATATTGCCTATAGGTGATAAACAATTACCAACAACTTCTAAACTAATGCGTTTAGAGAGACCTCTATTAATTAAGTATGTACCTCAAATGACAATGGCAGGTTTTAAAGATTATATTGCTTTAATTAAATGGTGTTCTTATACACCAGATCAAATTATTACTATTCCAAAAGATAAAATTATGACAATAACTAGTGCGACTGTAGAGATGGCTAGTAGTTATATGAATATTGCCAATACTTACAATCAAAAACCAGTTCCGATCAAAAATAGTAAATACACAACACAAGAATTATCTGCTGAACAAAATGAAAAACTTAATGAAATATTTGATGAATATGATGATGAAGATTGGGATAAAACTATCCATTAATAATATTATCTATAGCTATTCCCTTCAATCACTCACTACACGCTCCATTATACACAAAATAATGAAAATGTCAATGTTGAAACAGGAAAAAAATAATATTTTTATTTTAAAAAAATCCACTTAAAACATTGACATTTTGAACAAAATATAGTATATTATATATTATGAATAACAAACAAAAAAAAGAACATTATGTAAATAATAAAGAATTTTTGCAGGCAATGATCGAATATCGTAAGATGGTCAATAAAGCAAAAAGAGAAAAATTACCTAAACCACCAGTTACAGATTATATTGGTAGTTGTTTTTTAAAGATTGCGAATCATTTATCATACAGACCTAACTTCATTAACTATACATTTAGAGATGATATGATTAGTGATGGTATAGAAAACTGTTTACAATACCTAGATAACTTTAATCCAACTAAATCAAATAATCCATTTGCATATTTTACACAAATCATATATTACGCTTTTGTAAGAAGAATACAGAAAGAGAAGAAACAAGTAACTATTAAAAATAGACTTATTACAGAATCTAATTATGATGATATGACACTTCAACCTGGTGAAGATAAGGAATTTACAAATCAATTTACAGAATTTCTTAAAAAGAATATGCCAATTGAAGAACAACAAAAAGTAGCAGATAGTATTAAGAAGAAAAAAAAGAGGGTCAGAAAAAGTAAAAATAGTTTAGATTACTTTATGAGTTATGAAAATAGCATTACTGAATGATACACACTTCGGATGCCGTAACGACTCACCTGCATTTATAAGTTATCATAATCGTTTCTATGACGAGATATTTTTTCCATATCTTATTGAGAACAAGATTGATACTCTTATTCATTTAGGTGATGTTGTTGATAGAAGAAAGTTTATTAATTTTAATACAGCACATAATTTTCAAAAGAAGTTTTGGAAACGATTGTGGGAGTTAAAAATAGATACACATATTATATTAGGCAACCACGACACTTATTACAAGAATACAAATGAAGTTAATTCGATAGAACAACTTGTTACTACTTTTGATGGTGTAAACGAACCTTGGATATACACAGGTCCTAAAGAAGTAGAAATAGGTGGTTGTCGTATGTTATTTTTACCTTGGATATGTGATGACAATTACGAAGATTCAATATACGCAATAGATCACTCTACTGCTGATATTTGTTTTGGTCATTTAGAAATAAAAGGATTTGAAATGCACAATGGTATTGTAAACGATCACGGTTTAGAAAGAGAACAATTAAGAAGATTTGAAAAAGTTTTTTCTGGTCATTTTCATAAAAAATCAGATGATGGTCATATCTATTATCTAGGAACACAATATCAAATTATGTGGTCAGACTATAATTGTCCTAAAGGG